CACCACGAATAATTACATTTGGTGCAATATAATAGGTAGATTGTGTATTTGGTGTAATTGTAAAAGCGCCATTAACTGTCGCTGTTTTTGTGATTCCAACATATCTTATTATACGTTTTAGCTGACCAGCACCAAGTCCTGATGAGATATACAAGGTAGAACCTGTATAAACACCATCGACCGCACTAGCTTCACCACCAAGTCTTAATGTTGTAGAATTTGATATTAATGCAAAATTATTTGATATGGACAAATAACCACTACCATTGGCCGTAATTACAATATGTTCTATTGAACCATTTGCTGCTGCTTGTTGAACTGACCATTGAGCAGAACCATTATTAGCGGTCAATTCTTTTACTGGTATATAAGAATTATTCAAAAATTTTAATGCTTCTGATGATGTTACATTGTATAAAAATTTCCAACGATATCCATCAGATGTGCTAAAAATTGAGGTACTAATACCTGATGGTTCAACAGTAGAAACTGCACCTCTATTATTGTCAATGCATTTATAGACATTATAATCAGATGTAAACACATAAAATTGTGATGAATATAAATTTGCATTTAAATGTGTATAGGGTGTATATACTGTATTATTAGTCCAATCATACCTATTGATAACATGAGAAACATCAGTATAATTTACTCGTTTTAATGTTACCATGTCTTTGAATACATCATAAGACACAGTGTTTATATTATTTGCGACTGCTTGAGGCGCAGAATCATTGGCAAAAGGGGTTACTCTACCAATAAACATAAACATACGTGTTGGGTCGGCCTCATTGAACGACTCATGAAATTGCTCAGCTGTATTGATGCTAAAATTATATGTTGTCGTACCAGACATCTAATAACCCCTCAATAATGCACTATTTATTGCTGAATAATGTATTCGCTATTTTCAGATAGCATAGATGTGCGATCTTCATTAAGTAATCGAGCTTGTAATTGATGCATTGTAACTCTATCAAGGAACGAGTCTATTATGAACAATCGGGTCTCATCGGTGCTAAGTGCAATACCTGTAGGTGATGAACCAGGAGTTGTATCAAATTGGCTTGTATAAGATAATGTTGTAATATCCCAAGCTGTATTCATCTTATATGAGAACACTTTATCATTGGTTGTTCCAGTGATAAACATTCTTGTCCCATCATTTGAGAATGTAACAGAATTAACCGTAGCATCTTCAGTACCAAATGCAAAAAAGCGACTATTTTCATCCATAAGATTAAAGCCATTTTCCATAACCAATACATCAGAATTTTCAAGCAGAATATTATTATAATATGCTTCTGCTGTTTTTATATCCCAAGGTGTGCTTAATCTACATTCAACAACATTATCAAATGTGCTACCAACAACAAACATTCTTGTACCATCAGGTTTAAATGCTAAACCAGTAACACTAAAATCAATTACACTAGCTTGGAATGCAGATGTTGTATAATCATAATCGCCTAATGGTGAGCCATCTTCTGCAACTAATGTATCATTATTCTGTATTAAGAATTTATCCAGTGAGATATAAGCGGTACTTAAATCCCAAGCTGTAGATAAATCATATTGTTCTATAATTTGTCTTGTATTACCTATGATATACATTCTGCTACCATCAGGTTTAAATCTTATATCAACAGGAGTATTATCACCATGAGATGATGTTTTGTTAGCAGTATTTGCTACTAAGAAATTTTTACCAGAATAGTTAGCAGTATTTAAATCAAATGCTGTTGATAAATTATATTGCCATACCTGATCATTATTAATTCCAACAACATACATTTTACGACCAGATGTGCTAAATTCTACACCACTGCTATTGAGATCATTTACTGATACACTAATGAAAGAATTTGCTACTAATCTACCAACATTGTTAGCAAATATTTGCATCCTTGTTACAGTATCTTCAGAACCTCTTACAAGATCATGACCTGGATGCGGAAGAGTTGCTAATGATTTATATTCACCAAATAATGCAACACCGGCTGGATGAACTAAGTTTTTAATTATATCCCTATATTTTTTTAATATTTGAGATACTCTAATTACATAAGAATATTCTTGATAGAATCTATTATCTTGTAATTTGTTTGTTGAACTTAAAAACCCTTTAGTATCAGTATATCTACCTTTAAGGTTTATAACACCAGATACATCAGGTATCACGACACCATTGTAGGTATTAGCCCTAAGTGTATATCTGGTTATATCCGAAACATCAGTATATGCAACAGGTGTTGTTTCGGCGCCTCTAGTATTAACAACTGATGATGTTGAAAGTCTATCAAAAGAAGCATCTGATGATTTAATTGATATACCTGTTATAGTACCTGGTGCATTTTCAGCTACAATAACCGCATCACCACCACGGAATCTTCCATATTGACCATCAATCTCACGTTCATAAATGATTTCATCTCTAACAGTTATTGTAGGTAATGATGTTTCATATCCTCTACCTACAGATGAAATGCTTATTGCATTTATTGAACCTATAGTAACATTGGAAAAAAGTAAAGATGTTGCCAATGTTGATGATATATTGGCTGATGCCAAATTAGCAGATACCGACGCACTATTTGTGCCTAAAGAAACAAAAGTGGACCCAGTTGACAAAACTACATTTGCTACTGAACCTATCAAATCACTATTCAGGGGAAATGATGAAGTATTAGATAATGAGACTACTCTTCCTACCAAACCATTACCACTACCACCGATAACTGTAAGTATGGTATTACCATCAGTTCTATAACCAGTACCGGCTACAGATATTCTCATAGTTGCTGCACCAACTGGTGATGTTGATGATACTGTTCCTATGGCGCTAGCTGCACCTGATGATATAGTAAGTGTATCTCCAATAGTATGATATGCTCCACCGTCAATAATCCTAACGGATACTATCGAACCAAATTGCGATTCAATAGTTGCAGTATTTCCTAATGAATCATTTACAGTTTCACCATTTTGAAAAGTACCAATAACATTTTCAACTATAAGTTCATATAATTCAAGTCCAAGAACATTAACTTGTGAAATTCCTTGAACCTTAGCTGTAGCACCTGAAGACAACCCAGTAATCGTTCGGCCTTCAAATATAGAAGGTGTCGTAGAAAATGGACGACCAACTCTTAATAAGGTTTCTCTAATCCACCTACCATCAGAAGCACGTAGAACATAATCGCCAGGATAATATATTTCAATTTCTTGATTAAAAAGTGCGCGAAATAAAAATTTGTAAGAAAATTCAGAACCTTTAGTTCTATAGAAATCTCGTATATGTTTAACCAATAATCTTTGATCAGCCAAAGTATTTTTTGGTATACTAATCATAAATTCTTTGCGAAAATATTCCACAAAAGAATCTATGGTTCGATCTATATCTTGATATTCTAATAAGCTTCTACTTGCTTGTACAGCATTACCTTGTTGTTCTAGGTATTCATAATATGCTTTAAGAAATGCAACAAATCTAGGACCTTCTTCCCTTATGAACGCAGGAAATTGTCTCTCAATAAGAGGCGATATACGTTTAAAGGTTTCATCAGCACCAGAAATGCTCATATCAATATACCGTTATCGGCGATAATGCCGAAGAATTAAATGTTGTTGTTGTTCCCACCGTAGAGATGGAGCTTGTTAGAAATTCTTCACGACTAGAAATATCATTTAATACTTTAACTCGCGATTCGGTTAATAGTAAAATTTGATTTCTTATTGGATACACATTATAATCCGCAAGTTTAACCGTAATGTTTATTTCACCGTTTATAGCATCTGGCTTAAATGCATTTAATGTAATTAATCCTATATCATAATCAATAGTTCCAATAGTCTGTATATAATTACGTTGTGCATTTGACAAATAATAAATTCTTACATTTCCATACCCGTCATCATCAAAATACGACGTATATCCTTCATATGTAAATGCATTTGATGAAACAGCCGAGACATAACCATCATTAGGATGAAATATACCTCTATTGAATGTTAGCTTGTATGTATTTTTAGAGGTAAGTGATGGTATAAATCTTTTTTGAACGCTAATATCAGCTGTGGTTGATTTAATAGAGGTGCTAGCGGAATCTATAACATCAAGAAATCTGGAATATCTAAATTTACCATCAAATCTATTAAGATTTGTGGCTTCATATTCAATTATTTTATTTGCTACAAGAGCACCTATCTCACTAGCAGATAGAGTTGTATCAATTGGATCATATCTAACAGTAACAGTAGGTACTACATATAGATATGTTGGATCGACAATTTCGGTATCAATAGCCTGAACAATATATTTTCTCAATTCTGACCTAATTTGATTTTTGCGACGTGTGGATATTAAAGTACCTTGACGTGCTGTAAGCGCCATAAAAACTTTACCGTAAATTGGTGGGTCATTTTCTTCACCACCCCATACAGAAGCACCAGAAATATCAGGATTGTCGCGCAATACTATGCGACGATAATCTTCTGCCGTAACAGCTCTATTTTGGGTTTCATATGTTCTAGGTGCATTATATCGAATAGATTCAATGCTCTCAATTTCGGCCCCACCAGTCGCACGTTCAATAGTTGTCAAAGTAAAACTTGTTTGCCCGCCAACTGATCCCATAGCAGTAAAATTATTAGCACCATTTGCTCTAACACCATTACTAACTCTATAACTTACTGTTACTGTGCTATTATATGCGGGTTTTTTACCTAAAATATTGTCACCAAAACCTACCTTGTAAAGTTTATTCCTATCAGGTTCAATGAAAAATACTTGAGATGATGAATTTACTGATTTTAAATCAGATATTTCTGTATATGTTTGCGTGTTACCTGAAGTAGTTACTGTAACCGATAGTGAAGATGTATCAGTATTAGCATTTGGTAAAACAAATGACGTATTGGCCGCAGTAAATAAAAATCTATGAGTTAATGGTGTACCTTCAACTACATCAATATAACCAAAGAAACGATTTGATGAATTGGCTGCAATAGAATAAGATTTTGGTGTCACAAAAGTATATGAAACAGAATTTATTGTCGATTTAAATTGAGTATTTTTTGGAATTGTTATAGTGCGAAATGTAGCATTAGCTATCGCCGTATTAAATGTAATCTTGACATTTGCACTAGCACCTCTAGCTGATAAGGGAATATAACCCAACATCTTTGCTCTAGATGCAACATTCTCATATATTTGAGCAGTATCAAGAAATGATTCATTAGCAGCCATATTTGCATAAAATGACATATAATAGGTATTATATGATAGAAGATCAAGTAGAGTACCTATTGCAGAATCTTCAAAATCAAAATCGACAAATTCAGGTCTACCTGCAAGAAAATTACGCAGATTGAGACGAATTGAATCGAAATCTAGACCTGTGATGGTCAATGCGCTATTAGCTGCCATTATCGTATCGTCTCCAGCGAAACCACCAACGTGCTTGGTACTTGAGTATTAATGGGTCTGAATGTTATATTTACTACAAGATTATTGCTATCAGGATCACCGTCAACACCCACAGCTATTAGTTCAACTCGTTCTTCATAATTCTTGATTGCAGTCATAACATCAAATTCTATAGTGGATGCTATAGCAGGATCCATTAAATCAAATAGTCTTTGACGAATATCAGAACCAAACAATGGTCTAAACGGTCGTTCACCTTTGTCAGTCAATATAAGACACTTTAAAGCTTGCTTCAAAGAATCATTATTCTTACGAGTAATAAGTTTACCTGTTACTGGATGCGATTTCATGTTCAGATCAAAATCTTTGAACACAAGCGATTTTATGGCACCAGACATTTTTATCTCCGTTTCTTGGCATATTTAGCAGAGACAAAAAGCCTTTAGGGTATTATTTTAATTAGGTCTATTTGCCCTAATTCTAGTCGATTCTTCATTAAGTCGATCCCTCTCATCAAGCAATCGATTATATTCATCAGAACCTGGCACTGCATTTTCTAACTGTGTTAGAATAGCAGCGCGTTGATTAGTATTGGCAAGCAATTCATTATAATACTGTGATGTTCGCGATTGTCTTTGTTGCTCTGTAAGACCGCGATTTTCACCAATTGGAGGTAGCTCCTCGACAATTACCCTCTGTGCAGCAATCGATGTATTGGGTTGTTCTACTGGTGTTTCTGGTGTAGGTATTGGAGCTGGTGGTGGTTGAGCCTCAGCATTACCAGAAGACGGT